TTGTGGCAGGGTATCACTTTGTCAACCGCATTCACTACATAATCACGACTAAGCCTTGGACGGATCAGAACTTAGCGTTCAAGTACATTGACTAATTAAAGGAGAATTAAAATGGATAATAATAAAATAGCAGATCAAAAACTTGACCTTGTGTGCTCATTATTAAAGGAGATCGACCAGTTGGATAACACGCTTACGGATTCAATATGCGTTATCTTACTGCTTCTTAATAGATCCAGAAAAAGGAATCAAGGCGAACAAATAGAAGTAACGTTTAAAATGGTAGTATAATTAAAGTAAGCCTAAAGCATTTGAGGGTTCGATCCCCTCAGATGCGGATTGTATAAAGTATAATTTATGATAGTTAAGTGTTCTTTAAGTGTTTTATGAATCAAGAATGTTATGAACAGAATATGGATGAAGCACCTTCGTGCGGAATCTGTGATGTCAATATGAGGAAGAAAATGACAAAGAAAACTCAAGACACTGCTTCTGCTTTATACGCTGAAACTGCTGACTTTGATTGTATATGCGACACCTGCTGGCCTCATTACCTTGTGGCAAGTATGGCATTGGCAAAAGTGTTGGGTAGCCAAGTGGCAAGAGCAAAGAGAGGACAATTATGAAACTAGATTTGAAACTGATTGAAGAAGCTAAACTGGAAATAGCAAAGCTAAAAGATTTAAGTGCCCTTTCCTATCCAGAAGAAGTAAGGGCTGAAGAAGGAGAGTTCTGTATGACCTTTGGGTTTAATATCTCAAAGGAACAGGATGCTTGGATTACTCAGAAAGCTAAGCAATACACAAGAGGAAAGAAGAGTGCGTTCTTTAGGACGTTACTTGACACTCTTATGCAATTAGATAAACCAAACAAACTACGAGGAGGTAGGAAATGAACGATAAACAGGTGACTTGGGCTGAGCTACAAAGCTTAGCAATGAACAGGCTATGGAAGGGAACAAAGAGTGAGGCTACTGCTTCAGTCAACACGGCTTCTGCTGTTGCATTTTTTGGTGGGGATACTCCGCTAAAGGATTTAAGTGTTCAGCAAATTGATGCCTATGTAGAAAGCTTACAGACCAAACAGAATACCAATGGCACGATTAACAGAAAGCTTTCGGCATTATCAAAGATGCTTCGCTTTGCGGTTGAGCGTGAGTTTATCACAAAGATTCCACGCATTGAGAAAAAAAGGGAAGCTACTGGCAGAATACGTTGGCTCACCAAGGGCGAGGAACAGACTCTTGTTGAGTATTTTTATAAAGCCAATCGGGTGGATGTTGGTACGCTTATTGTGTTTCTTTTGGATACAGGGGCGAGAGCAGGGGAAGCATTAAGTGTAACCTGGAAGGACATTAAGAATAGTACGGCAACCTTCTGGGATACTAAAAACGGAAGCCCAAGGTCAGTTCCCCTAACAAAGCGGTTGGTAGCCTTGTTGGATGGTTCTGCCAATCCAGAGAGTACTGAGCGAGTGTTTAAGACCATTACCTACGCTGAGCTACATTACCTCTGGCAGAAGGCTAAGAAAGCTATTGGCTTTGAGGCAGACGATCAGTTTGTTCCCCATTGTCTAAGGCATACGTGTGCTTCTAGGCTTGCACAGGCAGGTGTTCCTATAGTAACTATTAAGGAGTTTATGGGACATAAGAACATACAGGTAACGATGAGGTATGCTCACCTTTCGCCCAATCAGTTGGACAGGGCAAGGGAGGCTTTAGAGATGGTATGAGTTTACTTAGGGAACGGATACAGGAACAGCACGATTACAAGCCTCTGCTCTTTGCTGATGGATTTGATGAAGCAATCCTCGGTGTAGGGTGGAGCTTTGATAAGCCTTTATCCGTAGCCTACGATAAGCATAAGTGTATTAAGATTCTTATGAAAAGAGATAAGATGAGTCGTACAGACGCTGAAGAATACTTCTCCTTTAATGTAGAAGGAGCTTATGTGGGAGAGGCAACTCCTGTATTTGTGGAGCTACTAAAATGAGCTTAGATATTAAGTGTACGTTTGAGCATTGCACTTACTCATCCTTTTGCACTAGATTCACTTTAGATAAGGATTCAATTAAAGCTTACTTTGCAATGCGTCCTCCAGTAAACGAGGAATTTAAGTGTGTTATGTTTGAGCCTAATTCTGGGTTAGCTAAACGAATCTTTAAGCAATCCCAAACTCCACTCCCCTCTGACGTAGAAGTTATCGCTCCTTAAGTAAAAAGAGGATGAGCTTACGCCAAGAAGATTTGGATAAGGAGATGGTGTCTGGTGGGGTAGTTCGGCACAACGAAAGCAGGGCTAAGTATATCCACAAGCAGAACGAAACGGCTCGACCTGCGGTGAACAGGCTTCTATCTGGGTGTATTGATCTGTATGCCCATTCGATAAGTAGGTGGGCAGTTAGGGCTAAAAAGATACCTGGAGCTAGGCACACTGCGGTTAAGCATATTGGAAAGCTAAAGCCTAACGTTGTGGCATTCATCTCGGCTAAGACCATATTGAATGCGGTGTCTACTCAAAAGCCTTACACTAGGGTTTGCATAAAGATTGGTGAAGCGATTGAAGCTGAGATTAATTTTAAGAAACTAGAGAAGCACAACCCAACCTATGCTGAGCGATCTAAGCAAAGGTTAATGAAAACCAAGGTTGGCTATGAGTTTAGAAAGAGATGTGCCTTTAGTACTATGAAGAGTGTTGGCCTTAAAGTTAAGTACCTTACGCCTACTGAGAGACTCCATATCGGCTCGGTGTGCCTTGGGTTGTTTATTGAAAGCACTAACCTAGTTAAGATCCACAAGCGGTGGGAATCGCCAAAGCGGTGGGTAAACATAGTCATAGCTACAGATGAGTGTATGCAGTGGATCACTCGCTACGAAGAATCTAAAGCGTTCCTAAACCCTAGAAAGCTTCCCTCTCTTGAAGTGCCCCTAGCTTGGATAAAGGAACGTAGTGTTGGTGGCTACAGGGACAAGCAACTTGAGTACTCTTTTATTAAGACAAGGAACAAAGAGTCTTTAGATCATATCGTAAAGAACACTAAGGATGAGGTGTTCAATGCGGTCAACAATATGCAAAGCACTTCTTGGCGGGTGAACAGGTGGATCTTTGAAGTAATGCAAAGCTTTTGGAAGAATGGAATCGATGATGGCAAGGAAGTACCTATGAACAAGTTGTTGACAATCCCTTCCAAGCCTAAACCTGGAGCTACAAAGGAAGAGATCAAAGCCTATAGCAGACAGACCGCTTACGCCTATTCAAAGAATGCTCAGTACAGAAGCCAACGTTTAGCTTTAGCTCAAACTCTATACACGGCTGAAAAGCTTTTGAATGAGGTAGGCTTTTACTTCCCCTGCCAGTTGGATTTTAGAGGCAGAGTTTACTACGTTCCAGACGCACTCACCCCGCAAGGTTCGGACTATGCTAAGGCACTGCTAGAGTTTACCAAGGGGGTTGGTATAAAGATGGAGCAAGACCTTATGCCACTTGTGCGGTACGGCTTTAAGCTGTTTGGGAATAAGGGTGACGATAACGAGGCTTTGCATTGGGCTAAGACAAACGATCTTAAAATTAAAAGAAGCGTAGATGAGCCTTGGAATTCCAGGTGGTGGCAAGAAGCTAAAGAACCTTGGCAATTCCTCAGATGGTGCAAGGAGTACAACGATGCCCACACCAAGCCTAACTTTCAAAGCCATCTTCCGATTACTTTAGATTGCACTGCTAGTGGGCTACAGATTCTTGCCCTTCTAACAGGGGATGAGACAAGTGCGGAGCACGTTAACCTAGTACAAAAGGAACATCCCTCAGACATTTACGGCAAGGTGCTGGGAGAGTTGAACATACTTGTAAGGGAAGACCAAAGCGACTACGGAAAGTTCTGGGCATCCAAAGCTTTAGACAGAGAGTTGACCAAGCCTGTTTGTATGACTCTTCCGTATGGTGCTACGCTTTATGGGATACGTGCAGGTATTGAGGCTTGGTACAGGGACAAGTACAAGGTAGTGCCAAAGGATATGCCAGACTTCTGGAAGGGCACAATGTATCTAGCCAAGAAAGCTGTTGAAGCTGTTGAGAAGTTTCTACCAAAGGGAAAGCTATGTATGCAGTGGATCACGGATGTAGCCACACCAATAGCAAAGGCTAACAAACCAGTGTGCTGGACTTCGCCGAGTGGGATGCTTGTGGTTCAGCCTTATATGGCAAGCAGTGGACTCATCGTTAAGACAAGCCTCCTGGGTAAGTTGCGATACATAATGCTACAAAAAGAAAACCAGAAAAAAGTTCACCAATCCAAGCAACGTCTTTCGGTAGCTCCTAACTTCATCCATAGTATTGATGCAAGTATTCTTCATCTTGCCCTATGCGAATTTGAAGGAAGCGTTGTAGGTGTTCACGATTGTTTTGGAACGCACGTAACGGATCTTTCGGAGTTGGCAGAAAAGATAAAGCTTGCAATGCTCAACATTTTCAAGGTGGATCGGCTTCTGGAATACAAGCAAACTATTAGCCAGCTTAATCCTTCTAGTAGTTTTCCTAATAGTTTTAACAGGGGTGGGTTCGACACTGGACAACTACTTTCCGCTAACTATTTATTTGTGTGATGAACCAAACACAAGACCAGTTTAACTCTGAAGAAGATGGGGTACACGTTATAACTTTTACCCATATGGAAAAGTACAACGGCTTGCCCGAAAAACAAACCACTATCAAAACCGATGCTAACACACTCAGCGATGTTCTTAATACTTGCCAGATTTTCTTATACGCAAGCGGATTTCGTTGGCCAAAGAACTACGTGTTGCAGTTCGCCCCAACCGACAATTTTCCAAGAGAGATCTTGGATGATGCAGATACTGAAGTGTCTGTAAAATAAACCAAAAAGGAGAAACCCAAATGAATGACAGAATCATAAAGCTTGTCTCACCTAAAGGTGTAGCAAGCTACCCAAAGCTGAATGAGCCAGATACCAAATTCAAACCAGACGGAGAGTACTCGGTCAGTTTGATTTGTGAACCAGACGAAGTTAAGGAATTCCAAGATTCAGTTAAAGCCTGTGTTAAGGAATACTACAAGAACCAGTGCCAGTTGCTGAAGAAGAAAGAGCTTAAGCTTGCTGAGCTTCCTATTCGTGAAGATGCGGATAAGGAAGGCAACAAGACAGGTAAGGTGCGTATTAAGTTTACTCTTTCTGCCAAGATCAAAAGCAAGAAGACAGGCAAAGAGTGGGAGCAACGCCCAGCAATCTTCGACACCAAGGGAAAGATTATCTCTGAGCGTGTTGGAGGTGGAAGCATCCTAAAGGTAGCGTGTGAGGTGTTCCCTTGGTACACCCCTGCTCTTGGCGTTGGTGCAAGCCTACGTTGCAAAGCGGTACAGGTTATTGATCTTAAATCCCCAAGTGGAGTTGCAAATGCGGAAGCGTTTGGCTTCACGGCTGAAGAAGAAGGATTTGTATCTGGTGGCGAAAGCATTCCAGAGAACATCTTTACAACTTCTTCTGATGCCAAGGGAAGTAGTGACTTCTAAGAAACCTAAGTATCGTTCTCGGCTGGAACAAGACATTGCCTCTCACCTCGAAAGGGTGGGAGCAGTGTTTGAATATGAATCCATCCGTTTGCCCTACACCAGGGAGTGCGTTTACACTCCAGATTTCATACTGCCGAATGGAATTATTGTAGAGGCAAAGGGGTGGTTTCGCTCCTCGGATAGGAGCAAGCTTGTTCTAGTTAAGAAGACTCTTCCTACGATTGATATTAGGATTGTCTTTCAGCGGTCAGGGAACAGGCTTAACAAACAAACAAAAACAACTTACGCAGAATGGGCTAACAAGAATGGCTTTCCTCACGCAGAGGGAAGGATTCCAGGAGGTTGGCTAAAGGAGAACAATGCAACTAAAGAATTTGAAAAGCTTTTTAAACAGCTTCGAAGAAAAGTTCGGGG